AACAATCTTCGTGCTATTGCTCCTACCGTTAGTAATAGTAAGTTGTCTGGAAACATATCGCCAGGAATAGAACCTTGGGCTGCAAATGTATTTACAGAACAAAGCGCTAAAGGTACTTTTATTAGAAAAAATCCTACATTAGAAAGGATATTAGAAGAACATAATTTGAATACAAATGAAATATGGAATAAAATATTGGCTGACGGAGGTAGTGTCCAGGATATTGCTGCTTTGGATAGTATCAGTATGGGTCACGACATACCAATTAAAGAAGTTTTTAAAACGTTTAAGGAGATTAATCAACTAGAGTTAGTTAATCAAGCAGGCATAAGACAACAGTACATAGATCAGTCTGTTAGTTTAAACTTAGCTTTTCCTTCTGAAGCTACGCCTAAATGGCTAAATAAAGTACATATGGAAGCTTGGAAAAAAGGAGTTAAGACTTTATATTATACTAGGACTGAAAGTGTCTTACGTGGAGATATTGCGCAACGGGCAATGAATGAAGATTGTTTAGCTTGTGATGGTTAATGTGTATAGCACTTTTACCACAAAAAAAGGGTCCTTATTTGGGCCCTTTTTATTTATTAGTAAAATTCCACCTTGCGTTATTACCTCTAATATCTACATGCGTAAAAGAGTTATATCTACCTACGCCACCTTTTGTTATAGCTTCAGTCTTCATTAAATCCTCAACTAGATCAGCTACTTCAGATGGTTCAATGCCTTTTATATTTATATCAGCAGCTTTACCTTTTAAATGTTGTGATGTTTTAACTCCACCTATAATTGTATTATGCTTAGGACATCTGTATGCACTATTTGGTGTAAAACCTACACCAACTTTATCTCTAATAACTTGTAAGTCTTTAGCTAATTCTTCTACGTTTTTCTTTACAAATTCAGGCATTTCGCAACCGCACTTACATTGAAACTCACTAATGTTAAAATTCTTGGTTAATTGCATTATTTATTTTTTAAACGTTCGTTTTCTTTTTCAAGAAACTCTACTTTAACACGTAAAGCGTTAACTTCCGCGGTCAGTTCTAAAACTTGATTACGTAGTTCATCTTTATCGCTACTAGACTCAGAAAGCAAAGCCTCAAGATTTCTTACTCTATGTTTTAAGTCGTCTCTATACTGTATACCATCGTTGTTTTGTAAATCTATTTTTTTATTCTCTGCTTTTGTTTTTAAGCGAGCTTCTAAGAACTTCCATATTCCAGCTGATCCAGCTACTGTTACAAGTGTAATTATAATTTGTGTGATGTTATCCATTATTTACTTTTTGTCTATGTATTTTTTCTAATATTAATCGGCGCATACTACCGAATGATGCAAAGCAAAGGACTAACCACCCATAATGAGTAGGTGTTGGAAGCCCAATAGATTTAATATAAATAACAGTTGAAATTAAGTAAACTGCAAATGAAAAAACCGAAGCTTTTAGTCTACAGTTTATTTCTTCTTTTGATACACAATATAATTGATAGATACCACTTAATAGTATTACGAGTCTAAACACATAGTTACCCCCCAGCTCAATGCCAATTGCAATGTGGGTTAAAAATATATTTGCTAAAGACAAAGTTATTTCCGTAGGTTGCGAATCACTATGAGACCATATATTTTTTAATCTTTTAAACATTTTTTTCTAATTTTTCTCTAAAAACTCTTAAAGTATTCCACCCAGCAAACAGAGCTATTATAACCCAACCTGTTCTACTACCTACTAAAAGATTTTCTAAAAATAGATTTGTGATTGTTACAATTGAAACAAGGAAAGCTATTTGCACAGCTATTAATCTGTATTTTAAACAACCTTTCCAAACAACAGACCAAAGCTGAAAAGCTCCAGCTAAAGCTGATCCAATTATAAATAAAATAGAAGGATTTTCAAAATCATATATAAGTGTTAAAGGTAGACATATTAAATGACACATAGATATTAATACCTCGTTTGGCTCACTGTCTGAATACCAAAATAAATCTTTAACTTTTTCCCAACCCTTCATTATTTCTTTTTATTTTTATATCTACTTACTCTACCTTTAGTGTTTTTTTCTTTTTGAGCTCTTGCTTTTTCCGCTGGTGTAAGTTCATCCCAAGTAGCAGGTGTATCTTTAGATACCTTTTTAGTTGGTCTAAACGTATTTTCACCTCCACTATAATCTTCTTTACCACTGGGCGTTTTCCATTCTTCCTCAAACCAACGTTTAAGATTTTTAAATGGAGATGGTTTTAATTTAAATGCCATATTATTTAGATTTATTACCCCAGTTAGCAGCACCAACTTTCCTACATTTAACTAAAGCTCCACTCGCATAAGCTGATGGCCATTTCTTATAACGGCTTTTTACTTTTGCATAACAAGCGTCTTTTTTCTTAGCAACACTTATGGGTCCTCCAGAACCATCTGCTTTCATAGTCACTTCCTGATTTACAGGAAATTTACTTGACTTTCTTTGTTTTACTAAAGTTGTAATTGGTGTGTTCATTATTTTTTATTTTTTTTTCTATAATTAGCTAATCTTACTGAGTCTCTATATTTAAAGGATTTTTTTGAAAGATCTAAAGCTTTTTCTCTATTTTTTTGTTTTCTAGTAGAAGATGATTTTTTATCTTTAACATCTTTTGCGTCTTCACCATATAATCCATCATAAAAACCTAATGACCATTTACCCCATCCTAGTGCTAACGCTAATTTAATTTGAGGTTCAATGTCTGTATTTGTAACAGCTTCGTTTAAATTATCTATTTTAGTTACTACTCTGTCTAAAGGTATATTAGTTACAGCTGAAAACATTTTAGCTCTAGCAACATTCATTGGATGTAAAGGACTAAGTTTATTAGATTGGTCATACTTTGCTTTACCTTTCTTAGTAGATCCATACCTAAAAGTATTAAATGCTGAATATGCTTTTTTAGTTTTACTTGATATAGGAGGAGATATAGAAAAAGCCTCATTTAATACATCTCCATAATCAGCTTTATAGCCTTTCTCCTCTTCTTCTAAATATTTAGCTAAAGTATTTTTACCTGTTACAAGTATTTTACCGGGTAAACCAGATCCGCTTAAAAATCCATCGACTACACTATTAGCTAAGCCTATAGTTTTTTTCTCTTTATATTTAGCTATATTTTCTTTTTCTTCTTCAGTTAAATCTTCGTCGTCTTTTCCGAATAATGTTAAAGCAGCTCCTTGTTGTAAAGCATAAAATATTACAGATTGTATTGTAGAATAATAAGCTAGTTTAGAAATGTTAGTCTTCCAATCACCTCTCCTGTTTACTAAGTCTAAGGCAGCTTTTTTCTGTAAACGAGTCATTTGAAAAGGTGTGTTGTTAAATGCGAATACTAATCTACCCATTACACCTACCTGTATATTAGACACTTTATCTTGTCTCGATGACTGTTGGTTTTCTTCTGATATTTCTCTTAAATCATTAAATGCTTTCTCACGAGCTTCAGCATATTCAAAACCTTTTCTTTGATATGTTTTAGTTCTATTCATTAATAAAGGAGTACCTCCAATAGCAATCGCAAAACTATCTGCAATTTGAGTTGGTGCAAAACCAGCTTTAATCAATGCATTGAATATTTTAGATGCCTTACCTTTACTTTTTTCTACAGCTCTTGCTATCTCAGCTTCTTCTACGTTAATTTCTAAACCTGATCTACGTTGCTTTAAAAAATCTGAATTAAATATTTCCATAAAAGTAGAAGCAAACTCTTTAGGCTTTGCAAGCGTTTGTGCTATACGTACAGGGTTATTATCACTCCAGTTAATATAGTTTACAGCGGATATGGTTTGTAGCATAGCTGAACGTGTATTCATCCACATAATAACACCAATAGATCCGTTAAGATAGTCTAAAGCAGCATTAGCTTCTTTGCCTAAGTTAGAACCTCTACTTTTACCAGTCTTCATACGAGCGATCATATCATTTAAATTATTAACATAATTCTTTCCGTATGCAGCTTCTAATTTAATTAAGTTTTCTTTATTAAATATTTCTTTTACATTAGTATCCCATTGCTCTAAAAATTTAGGTCTAACACCTTCAGTAGCATGTGTAAATAAATCGTATCGTATATTACTTGAAAACCATTGTTCAGAAGGCTCGAATAAATTACCTTTTACAATAGTTCGAATACCATCGGCATAAGCTTTTAATCTTTTATCTTTAACAACAGCTATTCTAAGTTTAGCAGCCTCTATGTTTTGTATACCTGGTATTTCAAACCCAGCTTGGTTCCATAAAGCTACACGAACAGCTTGATCCGCATTAAATCCTAATTCATCTAAAGTTGCTTTAGTTTCTTTAGATACAGTACCTTCTATTTCGCCTAACTGTTTTTCTATAGATTTATAATCTTCTGCTAAGTTTTGTTTATATGTACTAATAGCTTGTTCACCTGCGTTGTAAGGATCTAATAAATGCTCTTTCATAAAAGCCATATCTTTATCTCCTTGCTTACCTTTTCCGTAAAGTTTATATAACAATCCAGCAAAGTCTTCTGCATTAGGTGGTAAATAAAAATTAAATTTACCTTTTGTTCTACCTATATTAGCGGCTCTTGAAGCAGATAATGGCGCTTTAGCAGATATACCTGTTTTACGTTCGATCATATTAGCCACTACTTCCCCTAAATTAGATTCTTTAGCTTGTTTAATAGTACTATTGTTTAAGTTAGCTACTTGCGCTACTTCTGCAGGGCTATTAAATTCTGTATTAAATATTTTATCGTTATGTTTTTTTACTTTTTGGTCAACAACAATACTAGGCTTTATTTCTCTAACTATATCATCAAACTTTTGCTTCATCAACTGACCATACATAGTCTCTTTAGTCTTAACATTGTATGTGTTTTTTAAATAATCAATGCCAATATCTTTTTTATTAATAATTTTACCCTTTTTATTAAGCCTAACTACCTCTGCTCCAATTTTTACATATCTATCAGCAGCGTAAGCAGCCCCTAAGGCTATATCAGCTCTATCTTGAGCCTTTTTAGATCCCAGAGAACTTTCGTAAGAAGTTATTAAATCTTTTCTTAATTCACTAGTTAATGTCCCTTTAGCGATGTGATGTATAAATTCTCCAGCAGCTACCGCTTTAGCTTTTAAATGTTGATCTAATCTAGAGTCTTTGTAGGGTGTAATGTCAAATAGCATCTTAGAAGATAGATCTCTAAATCCTCTCCTGTCTTGATTTAAGAAAAATGTTCCAACTCCATATTTAATGAATGCTTCCACATTTCCGCTCGGATTGGATTCAATATCCGCTTTTGCAATTTCAATAGCGTCTAATATAATATCAAAAAATAATTCTCTAATTTCTGTTTCTTTAATAAAATTATTTAGAAGTTTAGAATCAGAGTTAATTACTTTTACTATACTCTCATTAGTCGATCCTTTACGTTTTCTTTCTTTATCTATTTTTTCTGCTATTTTTCTATAATAGTAGTCAATACTTCCAATAGATCCTTTTTTATTTGTTTTTAACTCTTTCGCTATTTCAAAAAACTTATCTATTTTATTTAAATAACTCTTATAAGCATCACTATTTAATTCTGAAAACCTTTCAGCAACTTTATCACCATGCTTAGTTTGAAATACATCTGTATTAAATTTTAAATCATCAATAACTTCACTTTTATTTGAATCCCCCCCGAATAAAGTTGATAATAAACGGTTACTAATTTTAGGATCCTTTGCTCCTTTTATAGATAAATCCTTAAACTGTGAAGGTAAAAAACTAATTATCGCATTAGTTGCTTTTTCTGTTTCTTTGAGCTCTTCTTTGTTTTGTTTATTAATAGGCTTCATATCACCCCAAATATCAGGATCTCCACTATTTAAAAGCTTAAGGTGGTCTATTGTTGTTTTTGTAAAGTTATTTTTATTAGAAATCTCATCTATTATTTTTCCTTTAAATTCTTTGTTTACAAGTTGATATATAGCTTCTATGTATTCGCTATCTTCAGGTAAATCACTAAATGTTTTTCCTTGAGAATGCCATAACACAAGTTCATTTTCAACTTCTGTTTGGGTTTTATTAATTAAAGCAGCAAGTTCTTTTGTAAATTTAGAGAAAGCAACAGTAGGGTTGTTTCTATCTAATGACTTAGCTATAACAGCTACATAGTTATCTATAAGATCATTACTTAATTCTTCTTGTCTAGACTCAATCTGCTTTCGCATATCTTCTTTACCAAGAACCTCCATAACTTTATCAAAGCCTTGTTCTGTGGCTAAAGCCTCTAGTAAAGATCTTCTACGACCATCAATACGTTTAGTTCCGTCACCTATAAAGTATTTTCTCCACTCAGCCAATGCTAATGATCTCTTTGTAAATATTTTATTACCTTGAGCTGTTTTTTCACGAGCTTGCTTACCTGTTTTAGGATCTATTACAGGCTCTTTAAAATCTGCAAATCTTTTATTAATTGCTGATTGACTTAAATAATCTTTATATAAACTAAATGTCTTATCTATAAATTTAGTATATTGAAGTGTGGGCTCATAATTATCTTTTAATCCTCCAGCGGTTTTTTCCATTTCTGGAATTAAATAAGCTTTTGCCTCTTCAATCATTTGAGCTTTAGTGCTAGCTATCTTTCTGAATGATCTGTCTGCAGCACCGTATTTTTGTTCTACAACTTTAGGAGTTCTAGCTTTTATTATTTCAGTAGTTCCATCTGGTAAGTATACTCTAGCTTTATTACTTTCTAGCATAGCTACTCTCAATGTTCTACCTTCAGAATCTTTTATAGTACCTACAATCCTAGCGTCTAAATCTTGAAGTTTTGTAGACATTAATATTCTTTCGCCTATTTCTTCAGATCTTTTAGCATACTCAGGAGGCATACCCATTGTAACCTCAGCTTTCTTACGGCTAACCCTAGTGTAATTTTCATGTGAAGAAGTATCTACAAATCCATCATTAACCTCTCCAGTACCCCCAAAACCTTCGTCTGTAGTTAATTTATCAGCTTTTTCTTGTACTAACTCGACTGTTTTACCTAAATCAGGGTATTTATTTTGTATAATACCTAATATTCTGTTAGGTAGATTACCATATATATGTGAAGTTAAAGAAGCACCTTTAGCTGGATCCCAAGTTCTTACCAATGCTGGTATACCATTATAACCTGGACGTGTTTCGATCATTACATCATTAGCAATTAAGTCTAATGTATATTCATCCATACCAAACAAGTCTCTATACTTATTAAGCATTTTCTTAACAATAGGCTCAAATTCTAAACCTACCATTAGACCAGCGCTTGAAGGATCACTTTTATATTCCTCGTATACTTTATTTGCTTTTGTAAAAATATCGCTTTTAGTATTGGCATCAATATCTATACTTTTACTAAATACGTCAGCTACTTCTTTATTCTTTGTAGCTTTTATGTTTTGATTTGCTAATTTTATTGTAGCCTTTGATAATTTACCTTTTTTAAATTCTCTATTATAATCTTTAATAAAGTTTATAGCTCCTTGCTCATCAAAATCAATATTAGTAAAACCTATTTTATTAAAAATTCTTCTAATAAAATCTTTTATACGGGTAAATGCATTGTTGTTAATTTTGTCTAAATTGTTAGCTGCAAATTCAGAAAATTGAACAAAATATTCTTCATAGTAGTTATTTAAATTATAGTTTATATTAGGGTTTTCTACATCGGACATGTACTTATCCATAACACCATTAAATACTTTTGCAACGTCTTTATCAAGCTTAGCTACTTCAGATTGCAAACTTTCATACATTTGTTTTGATACGACAGGATCGTTAGCTAATCTATTTTTAAGTATTTTATGTAATAATTCGTGCTGAGCGGTGGTAGTAATACCTACTTCTCGCATTTTGTCTTTGTTTAATACCAAATACTCTTTATTCGAATCATTAGAATCCGTAACAAAAAAACCAAAACCAGACTCATAATCTTTAAGTCTAGTATTTATTTGCTCTTGAGTTTTACCTGCTTTTTTAAGTATATCTACAATTTGCTCATTTGCAGTAGCTTTATCTGTAGCTTCAACAACATTTAGTTCTGCACTAACATCTAATTGTTTTAAAATATTTTTAGTTCTATCTAAAGATTTGTTAATTTCAGTGTCAAGTTTCTCTAAGTCAACAGCTTCTTTTATTTTAACTATTTCCGCAGATAAGATATTATTTTTTTTAATTAAAGCAGACTTAGCTCCTCCATATTGGTTTTTATTTATTTCGCCAGCTTCAAAAGAAGATTTAAGATCATTTATTAAATTGGTGTTTTTTTCTTTTTTATTTATTATAGATATTATTTCTTTTTGTTGTCCTTTACTAAAAGACTTTGATATTTTGTAATTTTCTGTAAAATGTTTTTTCAGAGCCTTTTCTGTTTCAGCTATTTCTAAATCAATAGCTTGTTTAAGAGCTTTGCTTTTTGTAGTTTTTTTCTGTAGTTGTAAAGATCCTAATTTATTTATATTAGTATTTATTACATTTAAAGAATTTTTTTCTAAATTTATGGCTTTTGTTATTGTGCTAGGAGCAGATATAATTCCAGACCCTACAAAACCTTGGGCAAAATTTTCTAAAGCTTCAGGAGAAGCCATAGCTTTTAAACCATCTATAAAAGCTTCTTGCGTGTCTTTACCTTTTGCTAAACTACTATTTACAGTTTCAACTCCGTATTGACCAACCTCAGTTAAGCCTTCCTTACTATTAGTTAATATAAGACTTGCTAATGGAGAAAACTTTCCTGTATTTTTTAAAATTTGTTTAGAAATTCCTTTTAACCCAATGTATTCTAACCCCATAGATATTCCCCCTAAAACTAAAGGCACAGTTGTGTTTGTTTCTTTGTTTTCTACTAGGTCTCTTAAAGGATCATCTGATTCAGGATATTTGTTTTTAGCTTTTTCAGAATTGTATTCTGAATACATAGGAGCAGCAATTTGAGGAAATAATGAGGCTCCTCTGGTTAAAGCAGCTGGTATCGCTGTCGTTAATAAGTTTGAAACAGCATTAATTACACCACCAACAGTCTCTTCAAAATCACCTTTAGATAAACCTCCTGTAATACTACCGACCTCTTTTATAGATTCGTTTAAGCTTTTTATTTTCTTAAATTGATTAATAAGGTACTCATCAGCTACTTGACCTACTGGTTTTTTATTTTTTTGGTAAATAGCTTCTACAGATTCACCTTTCATTTGAGCTGTATTAAGCTGTTTAAATCTTTCTGGGTTTTCTTTATAGCTTATTTCCTCTCCATTTTCTGGATCAACAAAAACTACAGGGCCACCATCGGTTTCTCCAAGTAAGAAGTCGGTAGCATCATCACCTGCTACGTTTGACAACCAATCTACACTAAAAGCTTTAGTTGATTCCCACGCTGCTTCAAGGCCGGGCAGTATATTTGCACCTGCGTTGGATAGTCTTTCTTTTATGCCTAACTTATCTTTATCTAAGGCTGCTAACTTATTTTTATAATCCTGTAGCACTTTAGCATCTCTAGGATCTATTTGACCACCTTTAGATTCATAAGCTTTTAATTGTTTCTCAGTTTCAGCTATATTTCTTTTTAACTCAGCAGATTTTTCTTTATAATATTCAGTAGGCTCAATATTTTTGTTTTCTATATCTATTTGTTCTATAGCTAAATCTAATGGGTTATTTGATTGCTCCAATGAAGAATCTTCCGATGCTAATTCCCCATTTTCTAGGCTTGCTGCATCTTGAACCGGCTCCACACTTGCAGCTGTTACTGTCGAGCCTTTTACTTTTTTTGATTCATAAGTTTTTATTACTTCTGCAATCGTTTCTTCAGACTCACCCGCGTTCATCATTTTTTGAACAATTAATTCTAATTCTTCCATACTTATGATTTTTTATTTTTGTAATATTCTATTTTTTCAGAAGCAGTCATACCTTCTGTAGGAGAAAAACCTAATTCCTTAATAAGGTCTTCTTGGGATATTGGTACAAATTCACTACCAGGAGTATTTATTCTAAACATTAAGTTTTTATTATCGTCTACCGTCAATATATATTTTTGGGCATTTGTATCGTTACTACCTTTGTAAGTAAACTTATATTCATTTACTCCTTGCGTTTTTCCTGTTTTAAGTAAATCACCAGCAGCTTTTACTATCGCAGCTCTTTCCTGTTGAGTTTTACCTCCGATCTTGCTTGGGTTTGACTGTGTTGGTGTAGGGCTAGTTTTTTGAATAAACTTAGGATTCTGGGGTAAACTATTGTTTACATCGTCTAAAGCGTTATCTAAGGTACTTAAAAAGAAATTCTTAAGGTTACTATAGTTTTCAGGTTTATAAAGCTCCTGAGGTATCTCTATGTCGCCAAAACCAGGCAATAAATCATCTTGTATTAAGGATAATAAAGATTTACGTCCTCCTTTATCAATTATAGACTTAATTCTGTTTTTTTGTAGCTTTAAAGATGCATTAGGTACTCTATATCTGGAAGCTGCTAATTTATCTGCAACATTTAATACAGTGTTTGCAGTGTCAGTTGCTTTCAATGTGTAATCAGCTATATCACTGTATTTTTTAAATTGACCATCTTTACCAAACATTAAGTTACCGCTTTCGTCAATCTGTAAGTCAGCATTACCTGTATAAACATCCATTAATACAGAGGGTGAGTTAGGGTCGTAGTTAGCTTTAGATATTCTATCTGACTGAAAGTCGTCTAAGTATTGTTGTTGATTTTCTGCAACCGCTTTTTGTTGATTAGCTAAATTAGAAAGGTTAGTTTTAACTTGATTCATTTCTTGAATAAGTTCTATATAAGCAGGTGCTTTTTTATCAAATCTACCGCTACCAGCTGCCCAGGCTGCATTAACATACTTATTACGTTGATCTATCACGTATTGATTTACTTTCTCTCTTTGCTTAGGATTTAAACCAGCTTGAATTGCACCTGCTTCAGCAGCATTTAAAAACTGAGCCGCTTTAATACGGTCTTTGTCAAATAAATTATCGTCCATTATCTATGTATTTTTTACTTAAAGTTGCTAGCCATATTTGCGCCTAATTCTTGACCAATAGGAGATTTTCCAAATGCTCCTGCAACACCACCTATACCAGCCATCAGGCCTTGGGTAGCTGCTGCCCTTGCTTGATTAGCTGCTTGCAATCTTTGTCCAGACATACCTAATAATGTAGATGTTTTATCTAATTCTGCTTGCCTTGATATTAATTCCCCTTGTCTCTCTTGGCTTTGTAATTGTCCTGCCATTCTTGCTTGAGCTGCTTGATTTTGAGCTTCTTGCTGTCCTATACTTACAGAGGCTCTTTGAGCATTTTGCGATTGTTGATTAGCCATAGCTTGAGCTAAAGCCGCAATACCACTACCTCCAGCAGCCCCCTGCATTTGGTTTAAAGTATTTGATAAACCTTGTTGCTGCTGTTGTGCTGTAAAGTCTGCTTGTTGTTGGTTAACTGTAAGATCTTCATATACGTTTTCCATATTTGTGTATGCGTTTGAAGTATCTAAATTTTCAAAATCCGCTTTACGCCTATCAAACTCTGCTTGTGCTGCTCTCTGCTCTCTTCTTCTTTTACCTCCGCCGATAAGACCGCCGACTATACCCGTAATACCTTGAGCGGCTCCTAGTATTGCTCCTATCATAATTTTACCTGTTTTATTATATTATTATTACACATTATTAACTGCTTATAAATATTTCCGAATTAACGGCAAATAGTTCTTTTTTACTTGTAGACGTTATTTCCATATCAACCTCTGCATAATATCCTGCAATCCCCGATGTATTTGTTTCAGGTGATTTAGCGAAAAATATAAAATCCCCGTTTGAAGGCCGAGGAGAGGTGCTTGCAATATCGCATGTTATAGATGTACTGGTAACTCCTGTACACGCTCCTATTTTATAAACGTCGCTATTAGAATCTTGAAAGTATACAATATCTGCACCTGCATAACTAGGAGCATCGTTGTTTGACTGTATTGAAACGTTTATTGGGTTATCGAAATTTAATGTTACTGTTGCCATATATATTTATTAATTTAATAAAACACCTATTCTTATATCACAATCATCTGAAGCTTCTATGACTCCACCGTTTGCTTGAAAGAAAATAGAAAAACCTAATGTTACTGTTCCATCATAATTATCTACAACAGTATCAGGATAATCTGAAATATCTCCAGAATTATTAACTGTGCTTACTATATCTGCAGGGCTAATATTATTAATCACAGCAACTGCATAATCTGTTGTGCTTGCGCCGCCGCCTCCATGTCCTTCAGTATTTTTATTTACACTAACTTCAAAATTCTTTTTAACTGCTAATCCAGAACCTACAGGCAAAGTAAGCGTGGGTTCTGTTATAGATGTAACACCTGTAACATAGCCTACTATAATAGGTATTGTAGAAACTGCAGCGGTTGATATATAATTGTCTATATCAAAAACTGAAGTAACATTCGATGTTCCTACTGTATCTACTGACCCAATAAAAAACGCGCTAATTTCAGTAGAAGACACTGATGAGAATATTAAACTATCTATGTCTATAAATGTCCCCCCGTTTGTTAACGGATCGTTGTTTGTAAAATCCTCTATATTTCCAAATTGATCTATAATATTTAAAGTACTTGTAGATGTTATTGTAAATGTATTAATAAGATTACCTGCTGTGTCTGATGTTACTGTTGTTGATGCTGGTAATGTAACACTTACAGGAGATGATATATTTATAGTACTATCCGCAGTTTGTAAATCTACCGTTATAGTTTTATCACCTACTTGATTTATTGTAAATGTATGAGGTTGTTCACCAGGTCCTCCAAAATTGGTAGATACTTGAGTACCAGTTAAAACAAAATCATATGAATCATCGATAGACACAGATGGGAAGGATATTATAAAAGTATAATTACCAGAAGCTGGTATTGTTACATTAGTTAAACTAAGTATAGAATTACTATTATCATTTGTAACAGCTAAACTAAAAGTAGCACCAGGTGTTCCAAAAACTGTCATAGTTCTAATACCTCCTACTAAATCTATATTGTTAGTCAACAAGTTATACGAAGTTATACCTGCGGTTTCTGTAAAATACTCTTCAGCAGCAGCGTTAAATTCTATAGTATCACCTAAAACATTACTATTTGAAAAAGTAAAGTCAACAGTAAATATTGAAGTTGTTATTCTATTTTCTCCATCTAATGTATCTTGCCTTGTTATATTATATTGACTTGAGTTATTTGATGTTAATATATAGCTTGGCGCTTCAGGGAAATAATAACCACTATCAGCTGTAAATGATTTTATAAATACAGTTTCTTCGGATCCGTTATTACCGGAACCTGTATAAGGAGTATTTGTTTCAGAAGCAGGTGAAGCGTTATATACTGCAGATGAATATGTTCCGCTTAAAGTATACGTGATTAAGGCAGCGTCTCCATCTATATCTATGACTAATTCTGTATCATTTAAAGGCATTACATAAGTATCGTCTAAATCTACATTTACCAAAACAGTATTGCCTATAGTACCTGCTGTGCCACTATCTGATAAAGTTATAGAGCTAACACCTGCAATAACTCCTGTGTTATTTATAAAATCAGATGATGAAACTACATATCCTGCATTTGGAGTTATAACTAACTGAATGTTATCGCTACCTATTACATCGCCTCCGGTCTTTGTAAGTGATTGTGAATTTATGCTGCAATTATTTAATGCCATATTAATCGTTGTTTTCTTTTATAGTTAAAGTAAATTGAGTAGGTGTTACATCACCAGTAATGCTTTGTAGTACATCTATGCCTTGAGTAGAAAATTCTGATGTATCTAATGATCCTGTTTGAGCATTATTGTCCCAAGTATTCTCAACACCTTTTATAAAGTTGTAGTATATACCCTCTTTAGATATGTAAGATAATACTTTACCGCTTTGCAAATCAGTCGTTATATTAGGGGTTGTCCATCCAGAGTCGCCTTCGTAAGAAATTGTTTTAAAGTTTTTTACTTTAGAAGAGTTAATATTAAATATAAGCTTTACAGTAGATTTATACTGTGTACCATAAAAATTATTTCTAGTTTCATTATTATGAGACCATATTTGACTTCCTTTAAATGTATAATAAATATTGTTTAAAGATACACCAGATTCTGGTACAAATGATTTTCTAGTAGGCCATCCTTTTAATCCCTGTTTATACGAAACCGTTTCATCACTAAATGATATATTATAACAATTAGAGTAATCGTCGTAACTACCTATAATAACTGATTCAGTAGCTAGCTTATCTGAAAAGTAATCAGACATACCTTGTGAAGATATTTCTTCTAAACCGTCTATAGATAATCTTAATATAACACCTCTATTTTTATCTGCAAAGTAAACTCTAAATCCATACTGTGCAAAACTTTCAGGATTTTTAGATATACCATATTCTCCAGCATAAGCCATTGCTTGACCTAAAACATTATTATTAGAAGTAACATTAGTATTACCATCAGCGTTAAATAATGCATCTTTATTAGCAAGTACTTTTAAAACTTTGTCTTCACATAAAGTAATTAAATCAGTATTTCTTGCATGAAGCTTTTGTATTGACCCATATGCTGGATTTAAATCTTTAGTTATAGGTAATGCTTGAATAAACTGGTTTAACCTATTTATACCTGATGTAGAATTAAATATTTGAGAAAATATAAAACCACTCTCTCTTCTTTCCTCAGCATAAGGTTCATCTAATACAGCAGAGGCTTTAACACCTTTACCAATTCTAGTAGCGTTAAAGTCGTCTCTAATACGATCAGACTCGACGCCATTACCAAATGAATAACAGTTGAACCAATCTAATGTTTTAGTTGTGTTAGCAGAAGCTACGGGTATAGCATTTGAAGCCTCATAGTAAATATCTAACTCGATGTTTTCCTTAGGCTCAGTTTCAAATATTGCAGGGTTCTTAGAAGATAATATATTATTATCATCAGATATTAACTCTTCTACAATTTCTATACCTGTTACTGTACCAAAACCACTTTCAAAGTTTCTATCTAATATACATTTTACTTGTTTCCTAGAGTTACTACCTAATCTTCTTGCGCCTCCAAAAATACCTACCCATCCTCTTCTGTGATAGTCTACTGTAGAGTCTATAACTGTATATACTTCACTTTTGTTTCCATTAGCATCAGTAAATCTAACTAAAGTATTAAAATTCGATAAATGATTATCTATTATAGGATGCGTTGCGCTACCTGTAGATATTGGTGAATCTCCTCCACCACTATATCCAGCCCATCCAATACCAAACCAATTAGATTGAGCTATTGGTTTTCTTATGTCGTTAACCCAATTACTAGTATTAGGCGCTTTTGTATCTGTAAAACCAAACCCTTGAATTCCGTCTCCAGGGCCAGTATTAGCTATAGTGTTAGGAATATCAGCGCTGTCTAATATACCGTATCTTGTTTCAGAAGATGAGAATGATTTAATAATGTTATTATTAAAATGAACATCTCTATTTATCTTAACAAAGAATCTACCTATAAATTCAGGCTTATTATCAACAACTTTTTCTTTTACAAAAATTTCAAAATCACCACCTTCGACTATAGAATCTAAAAAGCTTTCTTCAAGAGGTTCTTTTATTGAAACTCTATATACATTTTCAACCCCTGTAGGCCCTCCTGATGTTATTTCATAGTTTCTTGTAACGCTACCTCCTGATTTTATACTTATTAAGTTTCCTGACTTAAAATCATTTCTAAAATTAGGGTTACTATCAAAAGTTGGTCCGTTAAATTCAAACGTAAGCTGGTCTACACCTGGAATAGAAGCTGCTCTAGCTTCTACATCAGCACTAGATATTGTTTTAATGCTTTCTTTTATATATAAAGGAGCCTCACTAGCTATATCTAATATTTTATATTTAGTATCTGAAGTAACTGATTCATCACTATCGTGTTTCTTCTTTAAAAACAAATATGTGTCTTCCTGCACCTTATTTCTTTCAGAAGAAGGAAAAGAAAGCCAAACATTACCATCTTCAGCTAAATAAAATCTGTCTAAAGCTAAATTATAATATTCATTCGATGTTTCTTTTATAAAGTATTTAAAGTGTGTTGCAAAACTTGGTGCTGTAGAAGTTATTTTAGCAGCTAATGCATTCTTTTTATTTGCAAATGAACCATCTAATATCAAAGATGAGTTAGGGCTTGTAAAAACAGGTGTTTCTCTACCATACTTATCTTTCCAAACTACACCTAATTGGTATGTCCTTTTTGTTTTTATAGATTCTTCAGCAGATCCAGGAGATGTATGCGGTAAACTATTAGTGCTAAATTCTAAATTTAAATCTTCATTTACATTAAAGTTTTGTAAGTAGTTGCCATATACTATTCTATTACCAACACTTTCTTGAGCTTTTGCTTTTAAAGGCACATTGTCCCAAGGTCTTAATATTTGATTAGCCTCTATAACTTTATGAATAAGTTCAGATTCAATTTCTATTTCAGGAGTATCTAAAGGAACAGTATCAACGCTGTAGACTAAATTGTTATTTGTTTCTTTATATAATACTTCTATTTCAGTTACATCTTTAGGAGGTGTTTCTAAACCGTGTACTCTTATGTATCTTAGATTATTAATCATCCCTTCATTATGACCGTCTGAAGATTTATATATAAATTTACCAGGTATAAAAACAGCTTGTGTAAACGGAGAAAATGTAGAGTATTGACCATCATTATATTTCCATCTATATGCAAATCGTGGAAATTTATATTCAAACATTGCCCCATCTTCTTCTAAAACAGTTTCCCATACTAAAGATTCGTTAGGTAAGTTAGAAGGTATTGCTAATATAGTTGCTACAATGTTTGAAAATTGAGAAGTACCTGCAGATATTTGTACAACAACCTCAAAAATGTTTATACTACTATCAGTGTCTACATATTCGGCTTTTAAAGAAAGTATATCACCTACTTTATAATTAGGTACTTGATTAAAAGAAATACTTACAGAGCTACCTGAAGCTAATGATTGAAACTCAGGACCTCCATCTATCAGTTCTGTAAAGTTTTTAAATACAGATAATGTATTTATACCAGTCCCAGCTCCGGTTCTTTTAGAGTCTCTTTTTTCAATTAATGGGGCTGTTAATGGAGACTTTTTAATAACAGTTGTATCTGCTTCTATAAAATCTCTACCATATATTTCAGTGTGATTAGTAAATCCGCTTGTAGATAAAGCTGATGCTTCTCTAAATCTTTTTATATTAATACATTTAGGTTCGCTATTATCATCAGTAAAGAATAATAAATCCTCTATGATATTAATACCTGTAATTAATTTATTTTTTGAAAACTGTAAAACATTATTTTTATCAACTATAATAGGTGATACTACATCTATGCTTTGGTCGTATTCAATAATAGCATTCACAGTGTCTGAAGCTACAAACCAATATATACATTCAGTTTTATCAAATCGAATAGACCCTATAGTTTTAGCGTCATTAGGTAATCCTAACACATCAAAACCAGGTGTCTGTACGTTGTATTGTGTATATGTCTGTGTGTCAGTATTATAAGAACTATTTACTATAGCTTTGTTACCTAATATATTTTCTATAGCACCAACATCAGACCCTTCTGAACTAGAAACCTGTATATTTAAAGCATCTCTATATTGATTACTAGGTATAATTCTTTCGTCTAGGTCTTTATTCATCTTCCCAGACGTAAATAGATTTTTAATTTCAGGCATAGTTAGTGTTTAATTTGCTTTGATTTACCTCTTAGTACTTGAGTAAGTTCTGTTAGCTTTAAATTAGATAATCTTAACTTAGCATTTCTTTTAGTAGCTATTTTCTCGCGTTTAAAGCGTCCAATCATATATTCAGGTGTATTAGCTCTAACAGATAGTATAGCGTGAGCTATGTGCTTATAAACAGCTTCTTCAGCAAATTTATGTACAATTGTATCTTCATCTTTACCAAGTCCGTCGCTAACATACTTTAATGTAACAATCATACCTACTAAAGAGGAGCTAAAATGTATTATATTTTTTATTGGATCTATATAGAAAGTACCATTACTTTGTGTATTTTCTGGATCAGCTCCGTATCTTCTGCCTTGATGATTATCTGCTAGTATATCAAAATTATTGTTATTTTCTAATATAGAGTTTCTTGTAGGAGAAGCTTTAAACTTTTTCCAAGTTTCAGATTCATTTGCAGTTAATATTTCTCCTGATTGCTCATCGAATAAGTATTCGTAATTATTATCTTGCAATATAGGTAATGGATTACTAGTGTCTCTAGTAGGATATATTATTCTTTCAGTCCCAGAGTTATCTACCCAACTTAATTTTACATAGCCTACAAAATCTTGAGGCAATATCATATGTAATGTTGGAGGTATTTCTATTTCTTGTGACTTTGTAGAACGAAAAACGTCGTAGCTAAATTCCTGTATTGCTCTTTTAGCATGGAATATAACATCTGTACGTTTTACTTTAGGTATTATTTTTTCTTCACCTACATAAGAGATAATAAAATTATTTACAATGTTTTTAAGACTTACAAATTGATAAGCTCCATATGCTTCGTCGTTACTACTCCAAATTCCATCTGATCCTAAGTAGTATTGTTCTTGTGATTGGTTATCTAATAATCCCATATGTTATGCTTTTTGTTGTTGTACGTCTTTTGCTTCTTCTGCTGTTGCTACTTGATAAATGCCAATGTCTTGTACCATTAATCCTGCTAAAGCTAATATTTTTATTACTAACTCTGTTTCTTCAGAAGGATGTAATTCAAAATCAACCGAACCAGTTGCATTGTATTGTGCATTTCCTAACACTGTAACATAGTTCCAAACAGCTTTTGAAGGCTTTTTAATGTAGTTTAAGGTTACATCATTTGTAGTAGTTATTTCTGATGTGCCAAATACTTTAAAGCCATTAGTGTCTTTTGTGTATATTGGAAAATCATTACCAGGAGCTGTAATTGGAGAAGACGTAATATATAAGTATTCATTTTTATTTACTCTTTCAGCTTCGGCGTTGTTATAGATAATTGTACCTACTCGATATAAATCTGTAGGTATAATAAAAGATGATCCACTATATGTTAATCCTTGATTAGTTTCAAATAGACTAATTTTTTCATTTAAAACATTAAGCATATCTGAATACTCAGTATCATTACCTGGCATTCTACTAAATTGATTTATATCATAAAAGTATTGTTCGAATATATCCATTTGCGCTTGATTTGCAAATAAATTATATTCTTCAGGCGTTAAATATCCTCTTTGCTCTTTGTTCAGTATTGCGAGCACTCTCTGATATACTGTATCTATGCTTACTGCCATATTTATTTTTTTTATAGTGATTAAACCGCCATTTAGACGGTTTAACCGCTACAATGGTTTAAAATAATTTTTTCATTATGTGTTTGTAAACCTCCATACCTTCATCGGTCTTAAACCAAGCTGCTAAAGCAGAATATGGATGTTCATCAAAAGGAACAGTCATTAACTTTCTGTTTGTTTCTCCGTAGCTAAATGTACGTTGATCAGATGATAATTTAATTATTCCTTGTTGCGTAGCTTTTACACCTACGTTTCTAAGCTCTACGTTTTCATCATTTGCAAGTTCAATAAATAATGCAGGGTTTCTTTTAGCAAAGATTAATACATCTCTTTTTAATTCACTACTGCTTAACTTATCTATTTTACTACCGAACTCAGCTCTTAAAATAGCTTCAATTTGATTAATATCAAGTTCTTTAGCTAATATCAATGCATCAATCTCTAAGTTAATATAGTCTAACTCATTTACTGATTCTTGAACCGGGTTGTACTCATAATATAATTGATCACGTAAAGGGTGGTATAAAGAAAGTAATTTTTGTAAAGAAGTTTGTTCTTTCGGTACAAATAATTGACCATCTTTAAATGCAATACGTCCTAAAGTAGCTGTACCCTTTTGCTCTTCTACAAATGGAGAGTTTTGGTTTGTAGCATATCTTAATTCTTTTTGCATACCTGTTTCTTGATCAAAATATAACAAAGGCTTTCTAGCACTATGCTTTGCAGGTATTGTAAAGATTAAAGGACGTCTGTTATTTTTTAAAAAGTAAATCCTATCTCTTATTTCCCAAGATGGTTTTACTGGTTCTTTTTGAACTGTTCTGTTTTCTTGAACAATTGGTTCTTGAGGAGCAACCTCAACTTTTTTTGCTGGCGTTTTTTTTGTTGCCATAATATAATATAATTAGATAATTAATAGAAGTAATAATTACCCCCGTCAGTACAACGAGGGTAAATATTACATAAGTTTACTTACTATGAAGTAGCTTTTAATAATACAAAGTTGTTTGCACCTTGTACACATAAACATCTTTCAGATAAGAAGTGAACGTTCATTTCATCGTTAGCACTTGTATAGTTTCCACCTACAGATCCAGTGATCCAAGATTTCATTTTTCTATCATCTGCTTCAGAAGCTCTATATCTTACGTGTAAGAATGGTCTTTGAATGTTCTTACCTAACTGCTCATCATAAACAGTAGATACACCAGCAGGTACAATAGTTCCTTCGATGTCTCCTACTAATCCACGAGTAGTTGAGTCATTTAAATATTTCCAGTCAGTTTTATAGAAGTCATAAGAACCTCTTCTGAATCCGTTGAATCCTAAGTTAAGTGCCATATCTTCGCTGTTTTCAAAAACACCGTAAGAAGTACCACCACCATAAGGAGCATTTTGAGAAGCTAACATGTTATCGATAGATAAAGCAGTAGCTCTATTTACGAAAATCATATTCTCTTCAATTGCACCTTGCTTGTCTAATTCAGCTAAGATACTATCAAACTCACCTAATCCAGTTGGAGCAAATGGTGCAGAACCGCCCACAGCGTCAAAATCAGCATCGTTATATACAATACCTCTTGACTCGATAGCAGCAAATAATCCTTCAGAACCATTATATCCAGCAGTACCTGCAGCACCTAAAGATCCAGCAGTATCATCAAGCTCAGCTTCAACCATTGCCATTTCTAATTGGTCTTCAAATCTTAATCTAGCTTCGTGCTCAGATTTTAAATACCATAAGTATCCAGAAGTTCCAGCCTCAGTAGTTACTTCAACCCATCCAATTTGAGCAACATCAGAACCATTTACGTTGTACTTGTCACGTAAGATGATTGGTTTGTTTTCAAACTTTGTGAATTTAGCATCTACAGAATTTCCTACGTCTCCAGATCCTTTTTTGTATTCAGATCCATAAATAAATACTTTTACACCTGTTAAATCAGATCCAGTTCCTAAACCGTCTAAGTCAGCAGCTCCGTAAGGTGCTACAGTTAATATTGCTCCAGATTTTGAAGTAACTCTTGCTTTTACAACGTTAACTCCAGAAGCAATAACGATAGTTGCACCGTCAGCTACTAAGTTTGCGTCTGCTTCAGAAGCTAATGTTACAGTTGTTTGTCCAGCAGATGAATTTGCTACAGCAGCGTCTTCAAATGCAATGTGTAATCTTCCTTGTTCACTCCATACAACTCTATCAGAAGCCATAGGCATCTCAGCACCTACCATACGTAAGAATCCACCAATCGTTCTGTTTCCATAACGCTCAACTTCTTTTTCGTATACCTCAGGTAAAAATTGTTGTGTAAAGTCTAAATCAGTAAGAGATAAATAGTTATCTCCAAAAAGTCCTTTTACAGGACGTGGAGTCAAGTGATTTAATTCTGCTCCAGTTCCAGCTAATGCCATAATTTTAAATTTTTAGTTATTTTTTAATCTTAATCCTTAATTTCGAAGCATCCTCTCCGTTTATAGCTTTAACTGTCCAACCATTAGAAGAAGTGACTTTTTCATGACTCCCTCTCGGAGACATATCAACGTTCTTCGTTCTGGCCATACTTTCTTTGATCGCGTCGGCTTTACCTTGCTCATAGAAATGTTTAGCTACCATATCTGGATTCATAGCTGTAAAAAGTGATTTGTGATAACCCTTAGCATTAGCCATTTCATTATTTTCATTTAGGAACTTCCTAACAAAATTATTAATGTCGCTTTGAGTTTGCTTAACCTCTTCTGGATTCTTAATATTAAACCTATACTTTTTGTCTCCAACTTCATAATCAAAACCTTTGAAATTAGTTGAGAACACGTCTTCAGTTTGTTTTAAGAATACATTTTTTTGCTTTTCAGCTATTAAAGATGATTCTTTTTGCTCTTTATTATATCGGTTAAAGAACTCCACCGCTTTTTGTTGTTCTGGATTTAATTTAGATCCAGCTTTTACTTCGTCGTAATATTTTGTTTTTAGATTATCTAAATGAGATTTTGCTTTTGCAACTTCTTCTTTAAATGCTATTTTAGCTTTTCTAATTTCTCTTTCATCGTCAAGATCTTCGTCATATGAAAAGTCTTCCATTAATATCTCAATGTCTTCTTTATCTAAATGAGGTTTTGTTGTTTCGTAGTATTCTCTTAACAACTGTTTCTCATCTAACTTAGAATAATCTTGATTTAATCTCACGTAATCCTCTAGACTACCACCTGTATCGTTTACAAAATCTACAAGCTTTTGAATATTTTCCGGTAACTCTACACCGTTGTCAACTTGATTATTAATAGCTTCATCTAATTCTTCTTCAAGATTTTCTACAGCTTCTTGAACCGCTTCAGCTTCTTCTTCGTCGTTTACTTCTTGTAATACGGTTTCAGGCTCAGTAGTTTCTTCAGCAACTTCATTTAAAGTTTCTTCAGATGTTTCTGCAGTAGGTTCTTCTGTAGTTTCTTCTTGTGTTTCCGCCTCTTGTGGTTTATTAAATTCTCTTAAATCGAGTTTAATAACATCATCTTCTTCTTGTCCCAGTTGTTTTGGCTTGGAAGGTTTCTGAGGTTCTTTCGTCGTAGTTTCTTCGGTATTTTCAACCGTTTGATCTACAACTTGTTCTTCGTTGTTTTCCATGATAAAATATTATATAATTATTACTATTATTACTTAGGTTCAAAGGAACCTAAACCGAATCCACCACCAATTATGTCATTACCTGATGATTCAAAACTTTTAGGCGGTAAATTATTCTTTCTTTGATCAATTAATTGGCTTTGTTGTGAGGCTTCCATTTTTGATCTATCGTCTTTTCTATCTTCTTTAAAACTCTCCTTAGTTTTATAAGCTTCAGCTTCTACACCTTTAAGTTGCATGTTCATTTGGAACTCCAATTGCATTAATTCTTTCTTTAAGTTTGCTTCTTGCATTAACTTTCGAGAATCTAACTGAGATTTCATTTGTTCTAATTGCATTTTCTGCTCTGTAATAGCTTGTTGCTTTTGAACTTCCGCTTGAGCTGCTACTTGTTGAGCCTGAGCATTTGCTTGTGACTGCATTTGTATATTCTGTTGCTGCTTCATTTGGTCACGCTCAGCTTTCTTTTTACGTCTTATTTTTAATACTTGATTAGCTAACTTTATATTTTTAACCTCTCTAATATCAATAGCATCTTCTAAATCAATAAGTCCTGCTGACAATGCTGTTTGTATGTTATTCTCTAACATTTGTTTTTCTTCGTCATCAGGTGTTAATTCTAAGAATATACCAAAGTCATATAAATGCATCTCAGACATTTCTTGTAGTGTAGCTACATTATGACCACCTATCTTTTGTATAAAAGCTTCCGCTGTTGGTGAAAACTCTAGTATATCTGAAATACGTAGTGCTATACATTCTGCAGTTTCTGCTGTTATAAACAATCCTGCGTTTAATATATGCCTAGTTGCCGTATTACTATTAGCCGCTGCTATCTTTTGTATACCAACTAAAGCTTTACTATCAGGCGTACTGCCATCACGTGCTTCATTTAATCCGGTTGTATCACGGATCATTTGTAAGTAATAGTTATACGTATTAATAAGCTGAGGTATTTTATTACCACCACTACCTGATGTTATTTCTTGAATAGGTACTTTACCAGGATTCATATCCCCTTCTTGTGTAAATGATCTACCAATTACAGAACCTGTTTGAAAAAACATATTTAATGCTTCTTGCGGATTGTAATTTGTACCATTACCTAAATCTATTTCAGCTAAACCATCAGCATCGAGATATACTCCATCTGGTACCATTCTTGATAATACTTGCTGTAGCTTTAAATGAGTTAATTGAATCATATCAGCAAAACCTGTTATACGGCTTACTAAAGATTCAATTTTACCTTTATACATACGTGGAGCACATATGCTGTAATTCATTTTAACTTTACTATAATCACTTTTAGGACGCATCATATTCTTTGCTAATTCCCACTTAAGTAATTTATTAGTACCTAATATTAAAACACCTTCATATAATACTTCAAGAGATCTAGACATTTTGCCATATTTCTCTTCTAGCATTTCAACTGGTGGATCAAACTGATCATCTCTTAATATAATTTTACTGGCACCTGTAGCAGTTTCTTTAACTTTATAAACTTCATTCATGTAAGTCTTATAGTTAAAATACAATACTTGTACCGTGTTACTATCTGATTGATCGTAATTCGTCAAAGTCCTATCGTAAAAACCAGAACTTTTATAAGATTGTTTTATAATGTTACCTAATTCTTCGTCATCTAAATCAGGAAATTCCTTCTTAAGTTCATTAGCAGGAATACTTTTTATTTCACCTACATAATATATATCCTCAAAATAAGGCGAATCAGTGTAAGAATACACTAAGTTAGCAGGATCTACATATTCAACTTTTACGCCTTCAGACTTTGTAAATACATTCTTAACCGCTCCAATACCTATAGTAGCTAAATCATAAGTAACTCGCTTCTTAGTTAATTCATAATTATTACCAGTAAATATAGTTTGTATTGCTTGTTCTTGAGCTAACTCAACTCCTTGCTTATATGTTAGCTGCATGTGTACTTCTAGTTCTTCTTTACTTTCAGGTAATTCAGGTATGTCAGTTTCATATACAGATATACCAAAGTTTTGTTCTACAAATTCGCTAAGTTCTTTAGCTTGCATATCTCTTAATATCCCTTCCATGTAATCTGTTCTCTTAGCTACACCATAAGGATCTTGCGAATATGCTTTTATATCAAATGATCTTTCAGAGATACCGTTAACAACAATATCTACAAACTTAGGAATTATAGGTACTGGCTTCCAGTCTAAATTCAAATAAGATAAATCACCGTTAATAGATAATTCATCTTTGTATTTTTGTATACCTTGTTCACCTCTTGCGTATAATCTTAATCTATGAAAAGAATGTTGATTACTTTTATAGCGGGTTGTTCCTGTGTCCATTTTAAACCACTCGTCTTGAATAGCTTTACCGACCTTAAGCCCGTATTCGGCACTTAACTTCTCTTGGTCGCTAGCCACTTGACTAGGGAAGAAACTTTTTACAACTGACTCAGCCATATTTATTTTATTATTTTAGAAATTGATCCGTTATTAGAAAACCTCGCTAACTTAATGTTTAAAGGTTGTTTTTGTATTTTTGCGACAGGTCTATATAAATGTCTATTACAAGCCATTATAGCTAAACCAGAACTAATAGCCGCATCGTATTTTGTTCTGTTGTTTATATCAAATTTAGCCCAATCGTTTAATGTTTCAGAAAAGTACATAGATCCGTATTCTCCTTCATTTATTACACCAACGTGTGTATTTATATATGTTTCAATAGCAGCAGCGTGTGCTTGCTTTATATCTTCGCTCGAGTTAGGTATACCACCTATTTCTTTTTCAGCTACAGATAATTTATTCCATATTTTATCTGGTCTATTCATAGAGTAACCTCTATATCCTCTACGTTTTAAATAATATAAAAGTCTTGGTTTGTTGTTCTCTGCAAGTATAGGCATACCGTAAAATACTAATGCCATTAATACATCTTCAAAAAATGTTTCAGCTGTTTGAGGTCTAGCTATATATTCTAAAAAAAACGTATTGGCAGGAGCATCTTCCATGCTAAACGTTGTTAATCCGTGCAAAGCTCCTTTAGAACCCCTGCCACCAACAGTACCAGATATATCGTAACTATCACAACCAAATGCACCAACGTGTTCATTACCAGGATATTTAACTCCATTTTTTATTGTTTGTCTATTTTGTAAACTAATAGAAGGAACCCAAGACACTTTAAATCTACCGTTTTTATTAGGAGTAAACATTACCTTACTATCTCTTATTCCGTTTTCCCAACTAAAGCTTCCTGTAGTTATAACAGAACTGTTGCCTAGGTTTTCGTTGTAATCTATTTGCTCGTATATTTTTGTTAAGTTAAATAAACTGTTTTTTGTTTCATCTCTAAATGCGTGTTCTTCCGAACGAGGGAACTGTCTATAGTATTCATTTAATGCATCCTGATCTCCTTTTAATCCGTCGACTTCATTTTCCCAATGCTCAATAACACCATGCTCTATAATATCTCCATAGGGTCCTTTAACTTCTTCTTTAGGAGTTTCGAATACCGGTAATCCATAAGAATCAATGAATCCCTCGTAATTCCATTCCATAGGAATGAACAAACTATATAATCCAGAGCGAGTCTGTCCATTACGGTTTCTTTTTGTAACGTCTGAGTCATTATATAATTTTTTAAAGTTTTCACCTCCTTTATCTAAAGCATTTGATGTTGATCCCATCATACACTTACCAATAACTCTACTACCTAATCTTAAACACGTTTTAGTAACTCGCCAGTTGTTAAGTATATTATTAGGTCTCTCCCATTTACCACTTTCATCATGTACTAATAACCTTAGCTTTTCACCATCATAACTGTTATCTCCGGTATTTTTCCAGTCAATTGTAGTATCTAATCCATCTAGCTCTTCTGGTCTATCATTAGCAGTTATACTTCTTCTTGTTAATTTAGAAGCTGGCACTCTATATGCTAATTCAGTTTTAGGACGATCCATACCATCTTGTATCGGCCTAAAGAAAAAAGGATAGTTAATTGATATAGGTACTACTTTATCTGTAAACATTTTTTTAGCATCAGGACCAGATTTTGATAATATACCAAACCTTGCATCTGAGCTAATAGTCGCTTGATTAACTGTTTCACCTGAAGCCATAAAAGAAAAACCAGAACGTCTATTTTTTAAATAACACATTCCATAACACCTTACATCTGCTTTACAAGCTTCCCAAAATATATAAAATAATCTGTTAGACTCTCTAAACTCGGGAGCACCTACGTCAATCTTACTCCACTGTAAATACATATAATGACTACCTGTAATATAAGTAGGATTACCATTGTTATAAAACCAATATCCTTCGTCTCTTCTTTTAAATTCTTCATCTATATAAGTCTCCCATTGCTTTTGAAAATCCACTGATCGTGTTTTCCAGTCAAATATAGTTTTTATTCTTTGTAACTCTTTAGGATATTCTGCTTGCTCCCATTTATCGCTTCCTTTAAGCAATTTTGAAGGAGATGGCGGTAAAGCTACTTTTAAGTTTTGGATCTCATAAATCTCTCCTATTTGACCCGTATGGCTAATAACAACTATATCGTGTTCTTTATTATAACCGTACTTCCACTTTTTAGCTTTATTGTTACGTTTTAAAGCATTTATTTTTATAGGTTCAATAACCTTATATAAAGTTTGCTCGTACATTACTTAGATCTTTTTTCTGCAAAACCACTAAAAGATTTTTTCGCTTCTTTTAATGGTTTGTTTTCTAAGATTGCTTCTTCTTCTTCAATGCGATTAAGTATTTCAAAAGCATCAAATATCGCTAACTTTTTTGTAGCCGCTGCATTTTTTAATCTGTCAGCAGAAACATCATCTTCAGTGTTCGTAATGATTTTTTCTTCTGCTACTTTTATTAATTCTTTAACTGCTACTTGCCCAGCTAGGATTATATTCTTTTTCGTTTCCTTTATATTCATATTTAATTGTAATTTTATTTATTGGAACGCGATATAATTTCTGATTGTCAATAATAAATTCATATTCAAAACCTGGACAAAAACCTACTAAGTCACCTACTTTAATATCCGATTTATTTTTTTCATTAAAGTATTTTAAAACACCTACTAACGGTTTCTCTTTATCTAAAGAAAATTTATCGTTATTTTCAATAGGTTTTATAAAGCAAAAATCGTCTAAAGAAATCCATTCTTTATTCGGTTTAAAAGCAAATATTTGATCAGGAGCAACAAAGAACATATTATCTTCGTAATAGCTTTTACTGTTTTTTTCGGCACCTCTTACATCGTAAAATCTTCTAAATACATTATGATGCACAATAACTTCATCTCCTTCTTTAATATCTGTAGGATTGTAACTTGGAACACCTATTACAACACCTATACGAGATACGTACTGATGGTTTTGTAATTCTGTGTTTAATATTAATTCGTTGTCTCCAACGGTTTTTTTAGATTCGTGTCTTGAAAGTTTTGGTCTTATTATAAAATTGTAAACCCCTTTCATTAATACTCTAAATTATATTCAACTGCAATTGCCATATTTTTATTAAAATCTTTCCACGGCAATACTTCATTATTTTTTTCTATGTAGATAGAATACTTTTGTTCTTCTTCTATTATTTGATGAATGTGATGCCCTCCGTAGACTTCTTGACCCACGGAGTAATGCATCGCTTCATTTTTATAATCCCTACCAATACTAATTTTTCTTATTAGGCTCATCTTCTTTGATAGCTTCGTAAGAACCGTCTTGTATATTTATAGAGACCTTACCGTATTCTTTTTCTAAACTTTCTTGAAATTTTTGCAACTCTTGTTGAATTTCAGATAACTGATGCAACAGTGTATGTTTTTGAGTTTCTAATTGACCTATTTGTATTTGGCCTTGATTAATTTTACCAATTAATTCTTGTAACTCTTTTAACTGTTCGTCTTTAATTTTTTTCATAATTTAATTTAATAGTTTATAATGTATTATACATAGTATATATTACACGGTTACTCTATATTCTTAAGCTTCTTCAACAACAGGATCATCTGCTACTGTTAATGTAACCGATGTAGGCGTAATCAAAGCATTAATCTGATTTTCAATACCTGCTTCAATACTTGCAACCTGCTCTTCTCCCATAGCTTCTTTAACCCATCCTACAACATCGCTGTGTACTACAGTATCAAAAGCTGTAAAGTTAGATAAATCATCAGTACTTAAAGACTGTGTTCCTATGTTAGTACTTGAGTAAGGATTACCCTGAGGATCAACTTGATCCGAAGTACCTGTTACTCTCCAATGCACATTGTACACTACGTCAGATTCTCCTGCGTGTGTTGGGTATGTGTCAACTGTTTTGCAATTCCATATGTAATTAACCATTGTTCTCTAGTGTTTGTATTCTTGTTTCTAATTGTTCTATTTTTGTTATTGCATCTTGCAATGCTGCTGTCAGCAAAGGTACTATTTTAGATTGATCTATACCTTGATAGTCAGGTGTTCCGTCTTCTTTTATTGCATCTTTTTCACCTAGAACCGCTTCAGGTACTACTTCTGAAAGCTCGTGTGCTATAAATCCATCTACTTTAGGTTCGTTTAATTTGTCATTCCAATTAAATCTATGAACCGGAATTTGTTTTAACCTATCAATAGCATTATCTAAAGGTACAATATTACTCTTTAATCTATAATCCGATTGAACAGAAAATGCAGAAGCATACACAGCCTGATAAGTTGATCCGTTCTGCACTAAAAGCCCTTGACAGTTTGCTTTTATTCTTTGACCAAAATAAGTTGGTACAAAGTATAATGACGAAGCGTTGTTTAGGTATAAACTGCTACATTCTATATTTCCAGCTACATCTAACTTCTGCCCAGGACTAGTCGTTCCGATCCCTACACTACCTCCTCCTTCTAATAATGAAAGCTTAGTACTACTTGTGGTAGCGTTACCGGTATATCTAAACCAAGTTTTAGGATTTGAAACATCATATATTCCAAATACTTTATCAGAATTTCTTACAAAAACCCTGTATTGTTGCCCACCTGTGTCTTCTATGTCTAGCTTTGATTCACCTGATGTAGCTATATGCAATTTACCATCCGGACTAGTCGTTCCTATACCTACGTTGCCTGAAGAGTCAATACGTATAACTTCAGATGATGGAAAATCAGAATAAATACCTGAATTAGCTATTCCAAATATGCCGCTTGCAGGAACTGATCCAAGACCTAAGTACCCATAAAGAACAGGTTGTTCGTTATAAGTAAATATCATGGCTCCTGAATCTGCTTGTATGCCTCCTCCTCTAAAACTTCCATTTACATCCAACTTAGCAACAGGACTAGCAGTTCCAATACCTACGTTGCCTGTTTCACCACTTACTCTAAATAGTTCACTTATTGTCCCTGTTGCAGAGCCGTGTCTTCCTATAGTAAAATCAGCACCTGATGTATTATTATTGTTAGAGTCTAAGTTTATATAAACTGCACCATAAGAGTTTATTCTAATGTCATCAGCTTCACTACCACTATTATTTCTACTTCCTATACCGTGGCTCGAATTTCCATCTTCATAGAAAGTAATAAATCCACCTCTTGATAAATTAATATTACCATTTGATGAACCAAAATTTATAGACCCACTCATTGTCAAAGTTCCTGTAAACGTGTCGCTTGTGTCGCTTCTTAAATACGAAGAACCTTGAACTCCATCTAATAAGTCAGCGTCTAAACCACTGCCTGATCCGTCATTTGCAGCATTCCATATTCTTGTCCAATTACCAAAACTACCGTTACCATCATAATGCCTGTTAAATAAATCTCCATCACTGTAGAAACTACCAGCAATTTGATGCCCATGCATATTACTTGCATTTGTGTGAGCCATAGTTAAGTACGAGTACCAAGTGCTAGTAGGAGCATTTGTTTGATAAATATCATAAAACCCTGAATTAAAAGCCGTATTAGGATCTTGATTATTTGTTTTTCTACTTCCGCTACCGTACACAATATTAGCAGAATCTATACCATCTAACAAATCAGCGTCTAATCCTGAGCCAGCACCGTCGTTGCCTGCATTCCAAACAATATTATTATTAACAAGCAATTGTTTATTGAAATAAAAATTAGGTCGATCTGTATATATGTGAGCGTGACTACTGTTAGCTGGTCCAAAATCAATATAACCATTATTTGTTTGATGTCTTAATCCACCCCATGCATTAACAGAGTTATTTGGTATAGAAGCCCAAGTGTGCGTATGTGACACTGGAGCAAACGCAGAAGCGTGCTGTCCATCTAACAAGTCAGCATCTAAACCTGAGCCTGACCCGTCGTTGCTTGAGTGCCAATAAGTACTTGTAACGTTACTGATAGTTGTGGCTTTATACAAGTTACCTGAAGCGTCCATTCTAGCTACTACTCCGTCATTTCCATTACCAAATATCACGCCACCTGTTCCAGCGTAATAATTTAAATAAATAGAGTTTACACTATCAGCAGCGTCTAAATGTATATTACCATCTGTTGTAACAATACTTGCCATTTCAGTTCCAGTAGCTGTTCTGCCATTTCCCCCAATTCTTAATGAAGAACCCCATGTGGAGTTTGGACCAAATGTAATGTGGTTGTTAGCTCCTGTTGTTAAATTACCTGTAAAACTATCGTTAGTATCACTTCTTAAAAACTGAATTCCTTGCAACCCATCTAATAAGTCAGCGTCTAACCCTGAATCAGAACCGTCGTTTGTTGATGTCCAAACTTCACTCCAAGAAGACTGCCAAGTGTTGTTTTGTTTTGATTTTAAGTATAATTTGTTACTATGAAAATCGTGATACGATTGAACAGCCCAACTTGTGGAGTCCCAGTATTTTGTAGTAAGCAGCCCATCTGCTGCCCCTAAAGGAGCATCTGATGCTGTACTTACGTCCCATATGTGTATACCTGAATTTAATATTGTGCTAGCATTGCCCGTAAGCCTAGGATATAACCTTAAGAATCCAGTTGAATCAATCCCGTCTAAAAGATTAGAATCAGCTGCTTTACCTGCAATTGTTAAGTAACCACTTAAATCCTGATCACCTGTGTTTGTTCCTGATAGATTACTACCAGTTATAGTACCTGTTGCTGATATATTGCCTGAGACAGTGAGTTTCTCACCAGGGCTAGTCGTTCCGATCCCGACGTTGCCGTCACCTTTTATAATCATTCTCATTTCAGAAGATGCACCTGTTAGAAAATGTATATGTCTATCATTAGATGCTCTTCCTTCTAAAAATAGATGACCGTGTTCGCTATTGTAAAACGTTCCTCCCGATGAGCTACTATCTTGCGCCCAAATAGAAGGAAAATCGGTGCTATTTACAACTGTTGCTCTTAAATCAAAATTTAATATTCTATCTGTTGTTCCTCCTGCAATAGTTAATTTTCCTTGCGGACTAGTCGTCCCTATACCAACGTTGCCTCCACCTGTAGCAATAAAAACAGGTCTATTTACATAGTTGTTTATAAATACCGCTCCTGATGAATTAGAATCTAGTATTAAGTTTCCTCCATTATCTGAATGTGCCTTTATAGAAGCAAATCCATTAGACCTTCTTATTTGTATTGCGTTTCCGTTACCTACAACATCAAGCTTAGCACCAGGACTAGTCGTACCAATACCTACGTTACCATTATTAGATATCTTTAAAGCTGTAATTCCATTCCCAGTATTGTAACCAGGGACATCCACATCTCTATTAACATTAAAGTACATTCCATCGGTTGCTGTGCTCGTTGAAGCAATGACCGCTTTATTGTCCCCTACCGAAAAAGTAAGTTTTTGCTCACTAGCTTGAGAACCGTTTATTGTTTCTACTATTGACAAGCACGGAACATCTGTTTGAGCAATTACTACAGTGTCGTATGAAACTCTAACAGGATTGTTACCGTTTACAAAATTTGCAACTGCGTTTGTAGCATTGTATGAAGGTGTTTTTACTTCTAACTTAGCAGAAGGACTAGTCGTTCCAATACCTACGTTACCACCCGAGGTGATACGCATTCTTTCTGAGCCATTTACGTCAAAAAGTATTGTTGACGCATCCATACTAATAGTGTTCCACTGTAGACTATTTGTACCAATGTAAAGTGCTGATGTGTTGTCTGTAGTAGGACGTATATAGCTGGAGGTTCTTGACATGACAAGCCCATACCCGTTTATTTCTGTATAAGTATCATCACTATGATAAAATCTACTTGTTGTATCAGTAGTACCGTCTCCAACTTGAAAATTAACACCAGGACTAGTCGTCCCGATACCCATCCTGCCGTGAACCTCATCCAAGTGTACAACAG